TGACTGTAGACGTTGGGCAACATCGGGCTGTTGAGAGTATTGCTGGATAACCTGCAATGCAATCTGCGCTCCAGCCGGGCGGGCTGGCATCTCGATTCCAGAGAATATCTTTGTAAGGTCATCGGTCACATCCTTGACCACTTGCTGTTGTGCTGTCTCTACTGGTTGTAGGACTGCATCAGCCATGACTGGGTCAATGGCAGAAGCAGCAACATCAAGTAAGCTGTCGACATTCATGCGACCGTTCGCATTGAGTTGATTCAAGGAAGCGAACTGCTGTAGCTTTGCTTGTACCGTTTCTGGGTCCGTATTCAATACATCGAAGTTAATCAAGATGTCGAAGTTCTCGTCTGGGTTGCCCTTGTTGAAAACCTGCGGGTCAGGGATACCGGTAACCCGGAAGAAGACTTCATCCGGTCCAAAGCGTTGGAAGCACCTAAATGCCATACGTAGAACCTCAGCGGTATGGCTAAGGAACTTATCCACAAGGAACTGCTTACGAACCTGGCTCATTGCAGTACCCTCGTCCAAGCCAACAATCTTATCGGCAAGGTTAGTCAAGGTGCTTTCTATTTCAATAGAACCTTGGTTAAACGCTGGTGTCGGAGCAAAGTCCAAGTCACCCTTGCGGCGGTACGGTATCATTCGTCCCGGACCCCAGTCAGTCGGAGCTTGTCCAACTGGATGTAAGATTGGGGGAAGGGTGGCTAGGCTGTTGCGGTCAATCCGAGAGTCACGCTCAACCTTTACTTGATTTTGAAGGCCACGAAGAAGACTCGGCATTGTCGGTGTGTCATACAAGCGTTTGCTGTCTTCTGATAATCGTGTAACCACAATGGGGTAATCTTCGTAGCCATTTAATAATTCAAACTTGGCATAGCCTGGAGCAAGCTCATTGCCATCAAAGTTCTTATGGAATACTGTGCAGTAAATACCTTCTGAGCCATCAACCTTGTCAATTAGGCGTTGGTAACCGTACACAATCTCGATGAGTTCTTCTGCCTCATAAGCATTATCAGTAAGGCTGATAGAACGGCGACCTTCTTGCTCTCGCTCAACGCTGTCAATATTTACGCCTCTGTACTTGTCGATAACGTGTTCAACGAAGTCAGCGTCCCAACCATCGGTGGTTACTTTGTTTTCCAGTTCCTGTGGGGTATAGTAAGTACGCCAGAAACAATACGGCGCACGTTGCGGGTCAGTTACATAAGGTGGGAAGAAGAAGTCACCATCCGGTGCTAGAGTCTTGACCTCCGGTGCATTGACCTGGCGGCGTACAACTGGAAGTTCAGTTGTGCCATTCTTACGTAATTCCTTGAGGGCTTTCTTGCAGCGTTGCTCGGTGACACCATCGAAGATGTTCTGCATCATGGCAACCAGCATCTCGTCTTCCTCACCGGACTCAATCGCACGGTACAAGTCCGGAGACATTTGACCAATCTGGGCTAGGTCAATCTCCTGCTTGAAACTTCTGTCTTCACGATGCCAGCCAACAAAGCTGATAAGAATGCCTCGCTCAAGCAGGTAGTTAGCACCGAGTTCCATCTCACGATAGAAGCGAGGAATGTACCCAGAGGATACCATCCACTTCAAGAATCCTGATACAAGTTTGCTGCGGGCGATGTCTCCGCTCTCTACTGGGAATGCACGAACATTCGCACGGCGAAGGGAGGACATGAACAAAGAAACAAGTCTAGTGATACGCTCATCAATGAGGTGGCACTCCGTATCGGATGCACCCTCCCAGGGAAATGCGTCAGCACCATGCTTGCGGTGGTCGCGGCTTTTGCCCGGCCACCAATTACGGCGGTCATCGTAAGATGAACGGCAAAGGTCAAAGTACGCCTCCAGTTCTGTAACAGTCTGGTCGTATGCGTAATTTAGAGTTTTGATATCTGGCTCGTCAGAAAGATACGTAAGAGCCTCGGAAACAGAGTCACTTCTCATTTATTTTTTCGGGTATTGATTTTATTACTCTTCGGATGTAAGTCTTCGAGACTCCGATTTTATCATATAGGTCTTCAGTTGACATCGGTATCCTAGTCTCGTGCTTTACGTACCGCTTCAATATTTCAAAAGCTGCGAATCTATCAGAGTTTTCCCTGCACCATTTCTGGCTTAGGGTCTTATCCGAATCCCCAATATTATACCCGTACATACCGATAACTTACACCATTGTTGTCCTCTATGCCCTCGAAGTGAATACTCTTTCCAATCATCTTACCCTGGTGTCTTCTTGGAATCATTACCGGTACTCGCTTACCAATATCTTTATTGTATACGTAATTATACCTTGGGTTAGGGCATTCCTTCAGAACCTTACCCTTGTATGTCTTCGGCATTATCTCTGTAATAAATAATCCCTCCTTGATAATACTCTGTCCCTCTTCGGAGACCCAAGTGTTCTTACCTTTACCTGTCAGAGATTCTGGGGGTAGTTTCTCGTGGGCAACTTCAAGGGCTTCCTCAAACGGAAGCTCGTACTCTTCTGCTAGTTTTGTTAGTTTTACTTTAGGCATATTCAATATCCTCCTTTTTTCGTCATGGTTGTTTCCAAATGATAATCTGCGAAGTAGTCCGGTCCGAGACCAGCGTTCGACATTCTTAGATACCTGAGTGCATCAAAGAAGTCCTTTAGGGCTTCGTCTTTTTTTCCAGCGGCATTGTAAGAGATGATACTCTCGATTAAGTTTCCGCAGTCCTTGTGTATATAGCATCTGGGTCTGTTCGCCTCATCAATCTCGTAGTTTGGGTTATACGTGAACCACTCGTCCAAGGCGGTACAACCTATGGCTTCGGTCTGTCCATCAGACGGAACGAAGGATAAGCCGTAATCATAAAAAGAAGTAAACAAGTCCACGTTGCTTTCATTCTCCTTTGCAAAGAAGCGAGAGTCACCGATACGCTCGATAACCTCGATGCCTAGCTCTTCCTCAATCTCATTGAAGAGTTCAACATAAGCAGCGATATCAAATCCCAGTTTCTTTGAAGCTGGACCGTATCTCCACTTCGGGTCCCCGAACAATGCCCACTCACCGTACGTGTCCCTGTCCGGCCACTCCCTGCGAATGAATACCTCTTCGTTCTCTGATACACCAGCCCAGATGGATACGTAGTTTCTGGCAAAGGCGGGGTCAACAACCTGATACCAGGCTAGCTCCTTCTTGTCCGGGAATGTCATACCGTACTTGTTTGGCGTTTCTGACAGTACGTTTATCTCTGGGCTGAAGTTCGGCAGCAGAGAAGTCATTGACTTAGTCGGCAGTCCATAAGCCCGGACCATTACCGTATCCTCATTCGCACCACGTAAGTCCTTAGCGATACGGTCATAACCACCGAACGGATTCTCGTCTGAGTGCAGGTACACTATTCCGGCATCCCTCTCTGGAGAATATTGACGTACTGGTACGGTACGGTTCAATAGCTCGGCGCGCTTAGTTTCAAGTGTCTCCGCGCCTCGCAAGTAGTCATTTACAAAAGGGGTGTACCCATCTATAGGTGTAAAGCCAAGAAGCATCTTGCTGTTTCGGGTGGCAAGTCGGAAGCGGAGAGTATTAACTAGGGCAGCATCACCCAAATATTCATCCAGCCATGCACCGATGTTCAGTCCTTGCGGATTCCGAAATCCGAATTCAAAGCCTTCCAGGATAGTCTGATTATTACTGAACTGGGTATACGTCTTAAAATCAACGCGCGTTCTCGTATCAGGAAATATAAACGAAGAGCCAGTAAAACCATTTTGCATAGAAAAGTTAATGTACCCATCAATGCTTTTGGTTTTTCGTCTGAACTCCTTGGGCATCATCTCCCAAACCGCAGCTTGCTGTACCTTTACTGATGTATCAGCATTCTGGGAAAAGCAAACGACATGACCATCTTCACTCTCGGTCACAGCCTGCATTACCATCTTGGCACACCCGGTAGTCTTACCGGACCGGTTACCGCCGAATGTAATGACCTCATCGTACTCACCCAAAGCTGTACGCATCCTATCCCACCCGGGCAGGTCAAAGCCATGACGGAGCGGGTCCTCCAAAGCTGCCTCGATACGACCCTCGTGAGCCTGATGAATCTCGGCTAACATTTTGGGGTCTATATCCCCAAGGGCTACTATCTCCTCATCCGTGGGTGGCTTGAGGATTGGGTGCTGGGTGAACTCAAGCATTTAGTCCTCGTACTCGTCTGATTCCTCTACCTCTTCGTAGTCCCAATCCACATCAATCTCCTCGGTGCTAGCATCCTCCATCATCTCCCTAGCCAGCATCTTGCCGACCGGAAGATTCGTGTAGTCGTAGAATATATCCCCATCGTCATCCATTACAACGAACATAAAATTTGGGAAATGTTCAGCGAGCTTTGCTCGGACATCTGCGTAAACATCATCGTATTGTTCGTCAGTCATTGACATCTTTCACCTCCGTTGTTTCGGCATCGATAACCTTAGCCTCTTTTATTCTAGCACGAGCGGCATCCAACATGGATTCATAATCCTCCTGGGTGTATACCTTCCGCTCTTCGTTTATACTTGTTACTTCGCCACGAGCCGTAAGTGCCTCACGAGCAGCATTGGCCTTAGCGATTGAAAGCTCCTTGAGGTCTTTGAAGGATACCTCCATTTCGGGGTCTTCTTCCATGCGTTCACGCACTTTCTCAATTAAGTCCTCCTCTAGGCTGGAGAGGTTCAAATAGTTTTTGGCTGCAAGCCTACCCGATAACTCCCGGAACTTGCCGAGGTGGTCAGCGTAGTCAGTCAATACAGAGATAACAGTCTCCCTCTCGTATCCGTACTTCTTGACTAACCTGGTCTGGCTGTTGCCAATTGAGTAAAGGTACAGCATCTCTGCTACCTTTTCGGGGGCGTACCGGCTGAGGCTCTTGACCTGCATGGCCTCCTTAGTCTCAGCAACCGTGCGGATTGAATCCGCTATCTCCGTTATTAGTTTCTCTTTCTCCATTGGGGTATAAGATAACAATAACTTATAAGGGTTCATTATGTCAATACCCGGCAACCACGCTTGGCTGATGGCTTGACAATGTTACCTAGTATGGTACAATCAAAAAGTATTACTTAAGGAACACGGGTTCTTAATCTAATCTTTCTCGCCCTGCCCCAAGCAGGGGCGAGAGAAAGAAACTAAAGGGTAACACGAAACTAAAGTAAATCGGTTACTTAAGTAACGCCTTACCTGTCGTAGCCCCTTGAGGTTGCCATTTTTTTGAGGGGCGTTTTATGATATATACTGTTAGTCACGCTTCGCCAGCAAAGACCCCCCCCGCCCCCCCCATCGTGCCGTGCCGTGCCGTGCCGGTATTAGCTCGCCTTATCCTTGCTGGGTCGCTCGATTAGTTCCACTTATGAATGCGGGATTTGTTTTCTTCTGAGCAGATGGGTCTTGCCACCCTTGAGTAAAGAATATATATGGGGCGACTTTGGGGGGCGATGCTTTCGGTATTGTAACCCCAGATTCAGAATTTTGTATTTTTCTGGTTTTGGGTGTCTTCATTTGGTAACCCCAAAATCCGGCTGCAGCCCGCTTGTTTACTGGGATTGACAGCCCGGAACTGAACGATACCAGTTTCAGAAATAGTGATTTTACCAGGTGGGCGATTGTGGTACTCTGTAGTCTGTTCTTTCCCAGCTGACCTCACGAGGTTTCGCTCCCCTCGCCCTCAGAAGTGCCGATTGTGGCTCTTGGGTGCGGATGCTGACCCTCGCCGAACAGCGGGTGTTCTTTGACAGCCTAGCAACGATTCGTCCATTGGGTTGAATTCCCTTTGGTTCGTCCGTGGAGCTTGGCATAAGTTCGTAAACCAACCCCACTCTGGTGGCAGTCACAAGTCTGCATGAATGGCGAGTGCGAACAATCAACCAACTATTATATTATGGAAAAATTAAAGATGACTAACGAACGCTTCCTAGAACTGTCATGTGACATGGCAGAACACCTCGTGGATGAGGAGATGGCGTACTACAACGTGATAGAGACAAAAAGTGATGGCACTGAGGGCTACACGGAAGAAGCACAAGAAAACTTCAATGCAACCTTAGATATCGTCCAATGCCACCTCTTGAAGGTTATTGAGATAGTCAGCGAATAACCAACTTAGCTCCAGCCCTACAGGGCTGGGGCTTTTTGGGTGTAAGCATACTGCTTCAAACGAACAATCAACCAATCAATATTATGAATAACTTACCTACAGTTAAATCCATCGTTAATACACCATCCATCTTTGATGGCTACACGTTCGAAGACCTTGTGACCTTTGGGCGTATAAGTGCGAAAGATGCCACCATTACTTGCGTAATGAATGCTCAAAAAAAATATGTGGAAAAGCATGGGTTCAGCATTTCAGACATTGATAATGCTAAGAAAATGGCTGACGCATGGATAAAACTTGAAGCCCAGGTGCTTCGCAAATTTCAAGAAGCGGAGGAAATATCCGCAGTCATTTAAGCCAACACAGCCTCCTAGCCATTCGCTAGGGGGCTTTTTGGGTAGAAGCACCTTGCTTCGAACTAAAACGAACAATCAACCAATATTATATTATGACATTACTTGAATTAGCTAATACACCCATCAAGACCAAGCCCCAAGCCATCATCTACATCGCTAGACTGCATGAATTAGGGTGCGGATATCACATGGATGATGATGCCGATGACATCGAATGCTTTCATGGCATAAGTGACTTAATCAACCAGCGTAGGGACGAATGCTTTCAGCAATTGAACCACGAAGATTACTGCCCTCATGCCATCGGCATGGCTTGCATAGTCGGAGGGGACGACTTAGATATCTTCGAATAAAACCCACAGCCTCCTAGCCATTCGCTAGGGGGCTTTTTGGGTAGAGGGACACGCCCTCAAACGAACAATCAACCAACTATTATATTATGACAAAAGATATTACTAAGAGCCTAGAAAATGAAATGTCCTACATCAAGACACTAGACTGCAAGGAGGAGCATTTGATTTACTCCTTCTTTGAAAACGTCAAAGCCAGAGTAAAGGATGTGGACTCCATGTCATCTGGAGGTGGTTTTAACCATATATTCCTTCACCTTGAAAATAATCATATTATTGCCATTCACCCCGAAACCATGGATGTGGAGCGTTCCTACGAAAAGTGGGATTCAATAGATGATTATACTATAACCTCAAACGATGAGGAACGTGGCTTCGGATGGGAGCATAAGTCACCCAATTACGAATCACGAGTCATAAACCTATGGAGGATTGCATCAATTCTCTAATGTCGAAACGCACTAAGGTGCGTCCATCTGGGATGGCTTCCAGATGCTGATGAGACAAGCCAATAACACACAAATATACATCATGAAAAAACCAACTGAAAATCTTGAATGGCAACACACAAGCGTTGATGACATTCTTTACCATACTGAAACCGATAGATTTGCTTTTTTCAATCCGCTTACGAATGAAATTGATGTCGTAGGCTTTTTGGATGATTGCAAACTTGCATCCGCTTTGTTTTTCTTTCGCTGTGAAAAGGAGCTATGCATTGATGAATTCAATGCGGATTTGTGCCTTGAGGATATCCATCGCATTTATGGCATTGAAACCTGCAATGCAGTAAAGCAAAGCATTAACCTTTAACCTAACAAACAGCCTCACCTCACAAGGGTGGGGCTTTTTCGGTGTAAGCATCCGGGATTTTCCGGGTGCTACAATCCGTGCCGTGCATATTCTGTGCCGTGCCGGAACTACAATCTGTGCCGTGCAAATCTGTGCCGTGCAAAAACGAACAACCAATAAATATTATATCATGAAAAAAGCTATATTAATAGACCCATTCATCCCCTCGATAACTGAAGTTCGGGTGGGTGACTACAAGGACATCCAGAAGCACATCGGCTGCGACATATTCACCTGTGTCCGTTCCGAAGCCCTGGACGGCAACGTCCTTTACCTCGATGACGAGGGACTCATCAATGGCACAACTCGTGCCGTGCGATTCATTGACGAAGTATACCCGCAGCCTCTGGCTGGCCGTATCATTGTCTTAGGCGATGACGGCATGGGTGGCGACAAGGACTGCACCCTCTCCGCAACTGGCATCATTGGACTCATCCAAGGCATCTGCCAAATCGCAGAGGAGGTATCAACATGAGGTACTACCCAAAGCCCAGAGGTAAATCGTCCTACGAGCTACGTAAGCTCCAGTCAATCTACGAAGTATTACACGCCTTCGTGGGTAGAACCGGGGGCTTGCCGGAAATCCAAAAGGAGTTCCAGCCGGTCCTAAAGATTCTGATTGAGGTCATTGAGTCCTACAAGAACCCGGAAGACAGCGAGCATTACTACAAGAAGATGATTGACTACATTCTGGACGGCAGCGGTGGTCTCACCCTGTGCCTCAACAACGAGGGACTCTGTCCACTCATGGACTCAGTCGAAATCGAGGGCATCATGGAGGAGTTCCCTCCATTTCAATACGAACCAAGCA